ACTTGTGAACTTCATGCTATCTTTTCCCTCCGTTTTAAAGCAAAGTTTTCTAAAGAAGTAAAATCATCGTCATCTTGCATCAGAACATCCAACATTATTACTTCTTTATTTATTGCTCGTGTTCTTATTCGTATTCCCTCTAACTTCGCTTCTTGTATTTCCTTTTCTAACTCTAGGATCTTTATATCCTGTTTTGTCAGATCTAACCTTAGACTGATACACAATTCTTTAAGCGTATCAATGTCTTCGATGTTATCAATATCCATCTTTCTCTCCTCGTTTATTTAACTTTAGTTATGATACCGTCTTCAACAGTAACCTGCCCGAACCATTCTCTTCCGCGCCCTGTCATATGAGGGCGATGAGCCACTGTCATTGTACCCGTTGGTACATATTCAGGCCCGAACATAGAAGTTTCTTGGTATCTAAAGACGCTACCTATAGATTCCTTACAAGCCTTCTTAGTGTCATACATTGCTATCAACATTTAACTACCTCCTAAGGTTATAGGGGCCGAAGCCCCCGTTGTTTCTATAAAAGTTCGTGAAGATATACTTCCATATCTACATCACGAGCATGCTCATATCGATCCCAGCCTTCCTTTCCGTTGTTCATTTCCATTGGCACTACAACAGCATCACTATCCCAATCCAGTTGGCATCGGTGATGAGCGGTTGCCTCGGCTATCGAATATATATGCGCCCACTTTTCCTTTGTGATATTGCCCTTGTATTTCACAATGAAGGCGGCTAATAAAGCTGCGAACAGCACTCCCTCAGGGTTTTTTTCTGCCTGTTTGGAATACTTCTTATTCATTATCCCCTCTAAATGCTGGGTGTTTGCAATGTTTATATTGCCAAACATATTTCTTGTTTCCAAAATGTTCATAAATACCTACCTTAATAGTTTGTATTAATTAATGTATCCGACCGACCAGCGCAGCATCGCACGTTCCGCGGAGCACGTCAAGCCTCTACGCGGGTAAGACGAGGCCTAGTATTTAACAGACTATGAAGTAAGGATTAAGAAGCTCGTGCTGCAATAAGGCGGCACTCAAGATCACCCTAGTCTATAGTTTAATCTAAGTTCCTGTGGCATCTAAACTAGCTTGCCTCTGGTATGGCCTTCTCTAAACTCTTCCGAGTTTCAGTACCTCTAATCCCTCCGGGATTTCGCAGCTTTTCTGTGAACATAAAAAACCCCCACCGAAGTGAGGGTTAAAGCCCCTTTTAGTTGAAGAAGGGGCAACTCTTCTTTGCTAAGTCAGCTAGTCGAGGTTGTGATCCTTGACGTACTTAGTGATTGCTCTTCGATACTTTGCAGGAAGCCGTCCCTGTGGCTCATTGTAGAGCGTGCTGGCGTCCATGAAAGTGAATTTGCCGTCCCCGGCGAGTTTCAAGAGATGGGCTTTGATTCGCGAAGCGTCTTGCCAATCAGGTTTACCGTTCGGCTGCCTTTTCGCCAAACGAAAACCAAGGCCTCGACACTGTTTGAATGTTGCGCCACCCTTTTGGGTCTTCTCGTTCACCTTGGACATATCGAAAGTAGTTGTAGTCATGGTTTCCCTCCTTAGGGATTAGTGGTTTGATACGAGGCTTGTAGAAGTACGATGTACTTTATAAGTTCCTCGTAGTTTTTGGAATCTTCTGTTCGGACTCCGGTTATCTTAACGCTGGATGGAAGAATATGTACTAAATTTTCCTTCAGCGATCTGACGTTTGGAAATTCGAGCGTCGTATTCGTATTTAAAGTTACTAGTATTACTTCGTTCATTAAAATCTCCTCACTTAAAACACCTAAGTGTTGTGAGGAGCATTTTTGGACGTTAGTAATTCTGTAACTTTAGGTGCGATATATGACCGAATTTCTGTCAGATCGCTGAAGGGAAATTTGCTTTAAAGTACATATTCGATGACAGCGTTAAGATGGAGTTTGAACTGAAGATTGCAGTAGTTTACTACGAGGAACTTATGCTTTTTGTACATCGAACTTCTACGGTTAAGGCTCGTGGTTTATCGAACCACTAATCCTGCGAGGAGGAGATGACTACAATCTACTGCATATGTTCAAGTGAAGGAGCAAAAGGGTGGAGGTTTCGCAACTTCAAAGATGGAGAGGCCGCAGAGTTTTCGTATTACTTTATACACTATGCAGCCTTTATGAACTATGTAAACCTGATTGGCAGCGTAGTGAATCGAAGTTCAACTCTTTAAAGTCGCTCAAATTCATAAGTGGAGGTCAGTAAAGCTCTGCGGTGAGACGCAGCTTCCTGTGAAGTATTGGAGAGGAATTACGGCGTCGAGGATCTCTCGACTAGTTGACGTGTGAAGAAGAGTTGACTACGAAAACTAAAAGGGCTTTAAGAATTACGAGGTTTTTCAGGGGGTTATGCACTGGATCAGAAAAGCTGCGACGACTACAAAGACTTCAACACTCTTTAGTCTACCCTGCCGTTGAAGTCTTTGTAGTCGTGAGGTACTGCGAAGCTATACCGGGGCAGAAGGCCATACCCCCTCCACCCCATATCTATAGCGTAGTCATACTAAATTCCTAGTTTTAGATGTAAACTAGATCTGGTTAATTGTCGGGCTTTAAAGACTACACTAAAAAGACCTAGAATGAGCTATATGACCCGGTGGGTCGATTACTACAGTATACAGTTGGATTGGAATTTTGTCAAGTTAGGGGTTGACAAAGTGTTAATCTGACTCTATAATGTGTGAATATGCCTATATTACATAATGTTGAAAAAGAAACTAAAAGAGAACTGACAGAAAAGCAGCAGTCGTTCTTGAATCATCTTGTGGAAACGCAAGGTGATGCTAAGAAGGCAGCAGAGTTAGCAGGATATTCGGGGCCGCACTACCAAGTGGTAAAAGCTTTGAAGTCTGAAATCCTTGAATTGACTCAAGAGGTCTTAGCACACTCTGCACCTAAGGCTGCTTTTAAGCTAGTAGAGATTTTAGATTCTAAAAGACCCATTGTTCAGGCAAGTAATAAGCTGGCAGCAGCACAGACTCTTCTAGATCGTGTAGGTGTAAGTAAAGTAGATAAGCTAGATATTAACCATAAAGTAGCAGGTGGTATCTTTCTTATGCCCGACAAGGCTCCTATAGATGTAGCGGAGATAGTTGAGGAGTAAAACATGCTAGTACCAGATGGTTATAAAAGGAGAACGTCTTCTACAGTTCCGTTTGGGTATTCTCTAAGTTCGATTGAGGGTTATCTGGAACCGATACCTCAAGACTTGGAAATACTGAATGAAGTAGCAGAATCAGTACACATAGGAGAGATAAGTCTTGGTATTGGTGTGGATTGGCTTGAAGCAGAAACGGGGAAGAAGATGTCTCGACCCGGCTTAAAAAAGTATGTAGATAGGAAATATGGCAGAAGATAACTATCTTAAAGATTCTGAAGGTAACTATGTCTATAATAAGAACGGCTCTAAAAGAAAGAAGCCCGGTAGACCTAAGACCTCAGAACTATCAGATACTAGAATTGCTCTTCAGGCGCAGAAGCGTTTAAAGACAAAAGATGATAATGTTAAAAAGTTACGGCGAAACTTAAAGATTGCAGAAAGTAGACTTAATAAAGAAAAGAAAGCCCTAACTTCAAATGTTCTGACAGAATCGGATACCAAAGAGTTACCCGATGCCATACAAGAACATTTAAATGAGACAGGTTCCTATGTGGCTTTTATGCCGAACGAGGGACCACAGACAGATTTTTTGGCCGCACCAGAAAAGGATGTACTCTATGGTGGGGCAGCGGGAGGCGGCAAAAGCTTTGCAATGCTTATTGATCCTTTGAGGTCATGTCATTTCAAAGAACACCGGGCATTGATACTTAGAAAGTCTATGCCAGAGCTTCGTGAGCTGATCGATAAGTCAAGAGAGTTATATCCCAAAGCTTTTCCGGGGTGTAAGTTTCGAGAAGTTGAAAAGCTATGGAACTTTCCTAGTGGAGCGAAGATAGAATTTGGGTTCCTTGAGAGAGATGCCGATGTGTATCGCTACCAAGGACAAGCATATAGTTGGATAGGGTTTGATGAGATTACTCACTTACCCACAGAGTTTGGTTGGAACTACTTGGCTTCACGGCTTCGTACTACCAATCCAGAAATAAAAACGTACTTACGTTGTACGGCTAACCCCGGAGGCGTAGGCGCACAATGGGTTAAGAAAAGGTATGTTAATCCGATAGAGCCTAATGAGACTTTTAAAGGGAACGATGGGTTAACGAGAAAGTTTATTCCTGCAAGACTACAGGATAATCCGTATCTTGCAGAAGACGGTGATTACGAAAAGATGTTGCTTTCGTTACCACCAGTACAAAGAAAGCAACTCTTAGAAGGCAATTGGGATATAGCAGAAGGTGCAGCGTTTCCTGAGTTTGATATGGAAGCACATATAATCGCGCCGTTTGAGCTACCCTCTTGGTGGGAAAGAGTAAAAGGAGTGGACTACGGTTATGCTTCTGAAAGTTGTTGTTTATGGGCAGCAATAGATCCTGACGACAAGACCATCATCATATACAGAGAATTATATCAGAAAGGGTTGACCGGGGATCTACTTGCTGACAAAATGACAGAACTAGAAGCAGAGGAAATAAAGTCTATTCCGGGTGTCTTAGATACAGCGGCTTGGTCACGGACAGGATATTCTGGTCCTACGATTGGGGAAGCTCTTGTAACTAGAGGTCATAAATTAAGGAGAGCAGATAAAAATAGAATAGCTGGTAAAATTCAAATACACGAACACTTGCGATTGAAACAGGATACTGGAAGACCTCGATTGCAAATTTTTAGTTCTTGTACGAATTTAATTAGAGAATTACAGGGTATACCATTATCAACTACTAATTCAGAAGATGTGGATACTCATGCGTCTGACCATGCTTATGATGCTTTACGTTACCTAATAATGAGCAGACCACGATTAGATCATCCATATGATAGGATGTTACAAATTAAAACGGAAGCTTATCAACCTGTAGATCGCACATTTGGATATTAATATATGGCAGAAAAAGACAATACATTCTTAGGTGCTAACAGTATCTACGAGGACGTAGAAGGCGAAACTGGTAAGAATTTAAAATTAAAGGAAGACCAGAAAAGTAATCTAGTAGCCATTATTAATTCTAGATTTACAGACGCAGAAGGTTCTAGAAAGCAAGATGAATCAAGATGGTTGACTGCCTATGAAAACTACCGTGGTCAGTATAATCGTTCTGTTCGTTTTAGAGATTCAGAGAAGTCTAGAATCTTTGTTAAGATTACAAAAACAAAAGTCTTAGCAGCCTTTGGTCAGTTAGTCGATGTTATCTTTGGAACAGGTAAGTTTCCTATAGGCATTTCAGAAACGAAGCTACCTGAAGGAGAACTTGGTTCTGCTCATCTAGATACGCAAAATCCAGTTCCCGGTTTGGAAGACTCGATTGCAGAAAGACCTGATAATTTTGGGAATCGTTTAGAAGATGAGATTGTAAATCCTTATGATGTAGGATTTAAAGGAGACAATAGAACTTTAACTCCGGGTGCAACCTTTTCAAAAGGGATCTTTCAAGATAGTTTAGAAGATCAAGCAGAAGAAAAAGGATATTTACAGGAAGGCTTTAGTCCCAACCCACAGCATTTAGAGTTATCTCCAGCCCAACGTGCAGCAAGGAGGATGGAGAAACTCATACACGATCAGATAGAAGAGTCTAGTGGTTCCTCAGAAATACGGAATGCTCTTTTAGAATCTTCTTTATTAGGTACAGGTATTGTTAAAGGCCCATTTAATTTTAATAAAACTTTAAATAAGTGGGAAGATAGTGAAGGAGAAAGGACATACTCTCCAATAGAAGTCAGAGTTCCTAGAATAGAGTTTGTCAGTTGCTGGGATTTTTATCCTGATCCTCAAGCTACTAATATAGAAGAATGCGAATATGTCATTCATCGACATAAAATGAATCGCAGTCAACTGAGGCAGCTACGCAATATGCCTTACTTTGATGAGGATGTAATTAGATCCTGTATTCAAAATGGGCCTAATTATGTAGAGCGTGGATATGAGTCACAATTAAAAGATGACAACTCTTCACCAGACGATGCATACCAAGTGAACTTTGAAGTTCTAGAGTATTGGGGAATCATGGATGCTATGTATGCTAGAGAAGTAGGCATAGATGTTCCAAGTAGTGTTGATGATTTAGATGAAGTACAGATTAATGCATGGGTTTGTGGAAACATGCTACTTCGTGCAGTAGTGAATCCATTTACGCCTTATCGTATTCCATACAATGCTTTCCCTTACGAAAGGAATCCTTATAACTTTTTTGGAATCGGTGTCGCAGAGAACATGGATGATTCTCAGCAGATTATGAATGGACACGCAAGAATGGCTATCGATAACCTAGCACTGGCAGGATCTTTAGTTTTTGATATAGATGAATCCGCTTTAATTGGTGGTCAGTCTATGGAAGTATACCCCGGCAAAATATTTAGGAGACAAGCAGGACAACCCGGACAATCTATTTATGGGTTGAAGTTTCCTAATACAGCACCTGAAAACATGATGATGTTCGATAGATTTAGGCAGCTTGCAGACGAACAGACAGGTATTCCTAGCTATAGTCATGGTCAAACAGGTGTTCAGAGTATGACACGAACTGCTTCGGGTATGTCTATGCTTTTAGGTGCAGCCTCTTTAAACATAAAGACTGTAGTTAAAAACTTAGATGATTTTTTATTAAAGCCTTTAGGGGAATCGTATTTTCAATGGAACATGCAATTCTTTGAAGGCGACATAGATGTAATAGGTGATTTAGAAGTCAAGGCTACAGGTACAAATAGTCTGATGCAGAAAGAAGTACGCAGTCAGCGTTTGACAATGTTCTTACAGACAGCACAAAGTCCAGCGATTGCTCCGTTTGTTAAGATTTCTAAATTAGTAAGTGAGCTTGCTTATAGTCTCGATCTTGATCCAGATGAAATTCTGAATGATCCTGAAGAGGCTGCAATAATGGCACAAATTATAGGAATGCAAAATGCTGGACAAACAACTGGCCCGGAAGCTGAACTTGCTGGTGGGCAACCGGGAGCTATGGCTGGCCCTGAAGGAGCACCTCAACAACCTCAAGACCTTGGAGCTACAGGCACTGGCGGTGGCAACATCGGAACAGGAAATGTTCCGCTTGCAGGGGAGGCTGAATTCTCTGGTACGCCTAGAGCAACTGGAGGGACAGGTTAAAGAAGCCCTGTCTAGAAGAGATGAGTAGTGCTTACGACGCATGGTTTTGGTGTAATGAACGCAAAGATTATTTTCGTTGGAGCGAATTTATAAAATACTACAAGGATCAAGAGAATGCCAAATAAAAAGAAAGAAACTGCTGGATTACTTGTAGCTGTTGCACCTGTAGCTATTAAAGAAAGAGATAATAAGTATGGCGGTGGACTCTTAGAAGACGATAGAGAACGCTATGCTGAAGGTAGTAAATCGTCGTCTACAGATAAGGAAACACGGAAGGAATATCTTAAAAGGATCAAACAAGAACACGCTGATGAAAAAGAGATGTGGGATAACTTTGTCCAATTATCTGATGATGAACAAAAAGAAATTTACAACGAAATAAAAAAAGAAAGAATTGATTTGTATGAAGATTTACTAGGTGAAACTGCTGGGACAATTGTAGGTACAGCGACGAATTATGCTGATCAATTTATGACAGGACTAGCTGGGGGAGGTTTTGATAATATAGGAATTACTTCTTCTGATAAAAAATTCTTAGCTGACTTAGTTAAAGAAAAAGTAAAAGGAAAAAGAGATATGAAGTATAGTGGTGGACTTTTAGAAGACGATAGAGAACGCTATGCTGAAGGGAGCGAACAAGAAGAAATGCAACTACAAGAAGGGGGTGATCCAGCAGTCTTGATGCCTCCTCCTCTTCCTCAAGAAGACGAGATGGTTTCTGATGATCAAATGGAGGATGACTATTTAAACTTCGTAGTCTCTCAGTCTCTTAGTGAAGAGGAGGAAAGCTATTTAATGGAAACACTTACGGCTGATCCACAACTGAGCGTTATTTTTGATAAGGTTATGGATGTAGCTACAGAATTTTCAGGAGCTGGCCCTGTCGATGGGCCGGGATCTGAAGTCTCCGATTCGATTCCCGCAAGGTTATCGGATGGGGAGTTTGTCTTAACTGCAAAGGCGACTGACGAAATAGGTCCAGAGAATCTGGAAGCTATGATGCAAGATGCGGAAGCCAGATCAGATAAGCGGCAAATGGCAGCACTAGGAGGAATGATACAAACAGACCCTGAAGAACCAGAAAATCTGGATGATCCAGAGACTGAAGAAATCAGGAAGAATATGTTATCAGTAAATCCTCGTCTGCAAACGGGATAGAGCCACCCTATTTATATAGGCACTTTATCAATTTAATAACCCGAAAGGCTACCTTTACAAGACAAGCCCTGCTTATTTTGGCCTTTAAGCAGCCACCTTTGTTAAGAAAGCCCTGAGTAGGAAATAGAAAATGACTGAACTAACTGAACAAGAGGAACAAGCAAACCCTTACAATCAACGTAAATCTTGGCACGACGTAGAAGAAAAAAGATTTTTATCGGCTGACGAGCCTTATTTTGAAGAACCTGTAGCGCAAACAGAAGATTCAGAAGAAGAGGCCACGCCTCAAAGGGATACGCAAAAGGCAAAGCCTTATAAGCGTCCTGATTATAAAAAGCGATATGACGATCTAAAATCACACTATGATCGAAAACTTGATGAGTTTAAAGTGAGAGAACAGGAACTATTAGAGGATGTCAGAAATGGTCAGCCTTCTTATACAGCTCCTAAGACTCCTGAAGAACTTGAAAGGTTTAAGACAGAATATCCAGATGTATTCGATGTAGTAGAAACTGTAGCTCATATGCAAAGCGAGGAGAAGACAAAAGCTCTAGAAGAGCGTCTTACATCCTTACAGGAAAGAGAAGCAGATTTAATACGGAAAGATGCAGAAAAGAGATTGATGGATAAACATCCTGATTTCGATGATATTAGAAATAGTGAAGAGTTTCATGCGTGGGCAAAGGCACAACCAGATTCTATCCAAGATTGGATATACAAGAATACTGGTGATGCTGATCTTGCGAGTAGAGCCTTAGATTTATTTAAGAAAGATGCGGGTGTAGATGTACCTCCCAAAAGAACAAGGCGGTCAAATTCTAAAGAGTCCAAAAAATCTGCTGCTGATATGGTATCAACAAAAACAACGAGTGTTGAACCACAGCAGGATAAAATTTGGACTGAAAGGGAAATAGCTGCTATGTCTATCGAACAGTTTGATAGGTTTGAAGAAGAAATCAATCAAGCAGTGAGTGAAGGCAGAGTAGTTAAATAATTATTTTAACTTTAAGGAGGAGTCAAAATGGCATATAATCAATCTGACCAGTATTTTGAACCAAGTACAGATACTGATGCCAACTTTGCTAACTCCCAAAGTGGGCAAAATAATTCGTTTTTCCTACCGGCAGTCTACTCTAAAAAGGTTCTTAACTTCTTTAGGAAGGCTTCGGTTGTTGAAGCGATTACAAACACCGATTATTCTGGTGAAATTGCAAACTTCGGAGATTCAGTAAAGATTATTAAAGAACCAACCATCACCGTATACCAGTACGAACGTGGTGCAGATGTAACTCAGACAAAGCTAACTGACCAAGAGTTGACGCTTGTCGTAGATACGGCTAATGCCTTTAAGTTCAAGGTGGATGACATTGAAAGCAATATGTCCCATGTGAACTGGCGTGAAGTCGCTTCATCTTCGGCAGCTTATGCTCTCAAGGATGCTTTTGATGAGGGTGTACTTGCAGCTATGTTTAGTGGTGTCTCTGCATCTAGTCCTAACCATGTACTAGGTTCAGATAGCGCAACTGACCTTGCTGCTGGCACGTTCGATGGAACGGGTAATCTCGACATAGGTTTCGGAACTTCGGAACATGATCCTTTAGATATTTTAGGTAGAATGGCTCGTCTTCTAGACGACCAAAGTGTCCCAGAAGAGGGACGCTGGTTTGTAGCCTCACCTGATTTCTATGAGGTTCTTTCTGGAACAGCATCGAAACTCTTGTCATCTGATTACAACGCTGGTCAAGGTTCGATCAGAAATGGTCTAGTAACGTCTGGTAAGATTCGTGGATTTAGTATGTACAAGTCTAATAACATTGCAAGCACATCTAATGCTGCTGGTAAATGTATTGCTGGTCATATGTCTTCTACGGCTACTGCACAGACGATTACAAGTACTGAAGTACTGCGTGATCCTGATTCGTTTGGCGATATTGTACGAGGTCTCCATGTATATGGAGCCAAGGTATTGCAAGATAGCGCATTAGTTTCCGCATTCTACGGTATCGACTAATCAAACTGGATTCGGGAGTCTGAATAGGCTCCCCTTTCCTTTTATTAGAAGGTTAATAAATGTTAAAAAAATTACTTAAACAAGTAAAACGTGGAGCACAAAAAGTTAATAAAGGTGCATCTCAATTTATTATACAACCTATAATACATGAAGTTGCTAAAGACGCAAAGAAAACTGTAAAAGATATTCAAACTCTGAATAACGCTGCCGCCCAAAAAATAGTTAAGCCTATTACTAATAAAGTTTTAGGTAGAACAGGATATGGAAAAGGCGGCTATGTTAATATTCAGGATATGGATAACAAAAACAAATAATTTTGGAGATAAAATATGGCAAGCCCAGTTATAGATATAAGAGATACGGGTAGAAACTCAGCAAGAACAGGGGATGTCCGTGCGCTTGCTGATAATGTGGTAAGTTCTTGGACTTCAGTAACGACAGGTACTATTGCAGTAACGGCTGATACGAATACTGATGTGAATTTTACACAACCAGCAGATACGATTATTCGTAATCTAATTGCTATCCCAGCAGGTAACATTGTTACAGCGGGGGCCAGTGGTGATGATGTAGACTTTTCATTAGGAACTTCTTCAGGCGGTACTCAACTTATTGCTACTGAAGCTATTCTAGATGATGGCGGTTCTGCGGTTACTTGGACGGCTAATGCACCTTTGTATCTTATTCAAGATTCACATGGTCATGCAGCTAACGCTTTTGTCAGTACTAGTGTTACGGCAGGTGTCGTAGGTGGTCCTGCAACTTCAGAAGCAATTGTTATCGCCGCTACATTGTATTCGGCTTCAGCTAGAACTTTGTATGCTCGACTAACGCCTTTAGCAAATAATCTTGCAACGGCTGCGACGACTGTAACATTCTTAGTTGAATTCTTACATCTCGGTGTTTTACCTGACTAATAGGAAGTAACTTAA